AGCCACACAACGGAGGATCAATGGCACGTAAAGGACAAACCCCGGCCCAGCCGGTCAAGCAGGAGCCGGTCGACGTGGCGCCGAATATGGACAGCCAGGATGCCGGCGCGCCCGTGGTCGAGAAGGCTGCGCAGCCGCCAGCGGTGGAAACCCTGCTGACACCGCAGCCGGATCCCGAGCCCATCACGGCGACGCCGGAACCAGTCATGCAACCAGAGCAGGAACAGGCGTCCGAGTCGGTCGTCCATGCCGCCTTCGAACTGGTCCCTCTGCCGGACGAGCCATTGCCTGCCCCGGTGCTGGCGCCGGCGCCGCCCGTCGACGTCGAGCCGCTGGCGGTCTACGCCGCGCGCATCGAAGAAGTCGGCCAACCTCTGGCCGTCTGCGAGATCACGCATCCGGACGCGAAGGACGGTGGGCTGCACGTCGGAAAATACGCGGGTATCCGACTGGTGCGGGGCGACACCCCTGCTGCCCTGCTGTCGGACGGTTCTACCATCTAATTACCGGGCCGGCAGCGTGCCCTTGAACGCTGCCCGTCGAGTTAGGAATAATCAGGCCAAGCCACCCATTGCGGTGGCTTTGTCGTTTCTGAACTCACACCTCACGGAAATCACATGCATAAACTCCTGAAATATTTGCTCCGCTTCGCAATGCCAATGAACATCGTCGATGGTGACGGCGGCGGCGGCGGCGGTGGCGGCGCAATGAGCACCGACAGTTTCGCGGAAATGCTGGGCGGGCCAGCCGAAGACGGACAACCGGATGCAGATCCGGACCCGCAAAGCGGCGCCCCCGACCAGGACCCAATCGTGGACCCGGATCCAGATGCAGACCCTGACGCCGATCCTGATGCAAATCCGGATCCCGACGCGGACCCTGCCCCTGATCCCGACGGACAACCTGAAAAGGACCCGGTCGAAGCGTTCCTCGAGCTGGAAATCAATGGCGAAAAGGTCAAGCTCACGGCAGACGAAGCGAAAAACGGCTATCTGCGTCAGCAGGACTACACGCAGAAATCCCAGCGCCTCGCCCAGGAGCGTCAGGAGTGGAATGCGCACGTTGCGCGCCAGGCTGCCGAAGTGCAGCAGTTCAGCCAGGAGATCGGCCAGCTGCAAAGCATCGATGCGGCGCTGCGCGAATACGGCCAGGTCGATTGGGATGGGCTGCGCGAGAGCGACCCTGTTTCGTACGGCATCCACATGGCCGACTTCAACCGTGCCCAGGCCGAGCGCGGCAACATCGAGCGCGCCATCATCACCAAGCAGCAGACGCTGACGGCGGCGCAGCAGCAGGCACAGCAGCAAGCCTTCGCCCAGCAGGCGCAGGAAGCTCAGGCGCACATGGCCGCTCTGGTTCCCGGCTTCGGCAAGGAACATGTCGCCGAAATGAAGGCGCTCGGGCAGAAGGCTGGCTTTACCGAAGCCGAGCTGAGTCAGGTCGCTGACAAACGCATGCTCGAAGTCCTCTGGAAGGCGTCGCAGTACGACAAGCAAAAAACCACCACGCAGCAGGCCATCAAGAAGGTGTCGGCACTCCCTACCAAGGCGAGCAAGCCGGCGCCGGCCGCGAAACCAGCAGCTCAGCTGCACATTGAAAAACAAACCCGCCGTCTCGAGCAAACCGGTAGCGCGAAAGATTTCGCCTCCCTGCTCGACATGGTCCCACGCAAATAGGATCCAACATGCCACAAACTGCAAACACCTACGCAACCTTCAACAGCACTGTCAATCGCGAACAGTTGATGCAAAAAATCTGGAACGTCAGCGTTTCGGAAACCCCAACCCTCAAACTGATCGGCAAAGGCAAAGCCGATGGTGTTTTCGACGAATGGAGCACGGACGAATACCGCGCCGCTCGCGCCAACAAGGTCGAGCAGGGTAACCAGGCAGCGCGGACGCAGCGCAGCGCGCCGACTCGCCTGGGCAACCGCACGCAGATCGTCGAAGATGTTTTCGGTGTGACCGGTACCCAGGAAAAGGTGGAGAAAGCCGGCGGTAAGTCGGAATACAACCGCCAACTGGCAAAAACGATGGTCGAGCTGAAAAAGGACATCGAATTCGCCATCCTGCAGAACACTACGTCGATCGCCGCCGCCAACGGCGTGGCTGGTCAGGCGCGTGGCCTGTTCGGCTTCATGTCGAAGAACGTGTCGCTGGGTGCCAACGGCGTCGCGGCCAACCCGATCACAAACACTGCAGCTGTGGACGGCACCGTTCGCCCGTTCACCGAGGCCCTGATGAAAGGTGTCTTGCAGCAGATGTTCGACAACGGCTCGGACCTTAGCAACGTCTACGGCTTGCTGCCATCGAGCCAGCGCATGGTGTTCGACACCTTCCTGGCCGGTACGACTCGGTTCGACAAGGCCGAAGACAAGACCCTGACGGCGACGCTCGAGGTGTACATCGGCCCGTTCGGCCGCGTGAAGACCGTGAATGCGCGTCATATGCGTCAGCGTGAAGTCGCCTTCATTGATCCGGACTTCCTCGAGCTGGCGATGCTTCGCGAGATGAACGACGAGCCGTTGGGCAAAACGGGTGACACGAAAGACGTGATGGTCAACGCAGAGTTCACCCTGCGCGACTACAACCCGAACTCGCATGGCGCGGTGCTTGACCTGAGCTAACCCATACAGCAGCAACCACGAAGGGCGCCCTGCGGGGCGCCCTATTTCTTTACCGGATACCCATGAAACACATCATCGACGCTGACCAGACCAGTCAGCTCAGCATCGACACGGACGCCACTGGCGCCGGCGTGATCCTGCAATCGACCGACGTTTCCGCAGCTCTGCGCCGCAACGAGCGCCTGCGCAGCGCCGGCGCCACCAAGACCAAGGACGGCGACCACTTCGCGGCATCGATCCCGATCGACCTGCTGAACGCCTGGGCCATGAAGCGTGGCACCACGTGGGAGATCGTCGCTGCTGACAACAAGATGCTCGACCAATTCCTGGCCGAGCACAGCAAGTGCCGCATCTACGAGGGCCGCATCTAATGAACTACGGACAACTGCAACAGGCGATCGCCAACCGGCTCGGGCGCACCAACCTGACTGCGGTAATCCCCGATCTAATCGCGCTGGCCGAGCCGCGCCTGTACTTCGGCTTCCGCGATATCGAAGTCTCGGTGGCGCCGCTGCGCGTGCGCGCGATGCTGGCGCGCGAGACGACGTCGCTGGCCGCCCTGCCCGATCGTTTCCTCGCGGTCGACCGCCTGACCGTGCCGACGGAGCGCGAGCCGCTGGCCTACCTGCCGCCGGAGGAATTCGCCAAGCTGAGCCCGACCACCTGCCCGCGCCATTACACGCTACAGGATGGCGGCATCTCGGTCGAAGGTGGCACGCCTGCGGCCTTCACGCTGTCCTACTACCGGCGCTTCCCGACGATGTCAGCCGCCGGCGACACAAACTGGCTGCTCGAGCAGTTCCCGAACCTGTACCTGTACTCGACGCTGATCGAGGCCTACGCGCACATCAAGGATGACGCGCGCATCCCGACAGCCGCTCGCATGTACGCCGCTGCCGCCAATGCGCTGATCGATGCCGACATAGCCGAGCGCCACAGCGGCTCAACCCTCACGATTGGAAGCGCACGATGATCCCGCTGACCGGCTTCGCGCCAGACGCCGACAGCACCGTGCCCGGCGTGCTGACGGCATGTACCAACCTGATCCCAACGCTGCGCGGCATGGCCGGCGCGCCGACTGCGATGGATGCCGGCGTGGCCGCGCTGCCCGCTGAGTGTCGTGGCGGGGCCGTGGTGACCCGCCTCGATCGGCTGAACCGCGTGTTCGCCGGTACCCGGACCGCGCTGTACGAGCTGTCTGGCGTCAGCTTCGTCAATCAGTCGCGCAGCGGCGGCTATACCGGCAGCGTCGAGAACCGCTGGCGGTACGCGCAGTTCGGCAACGCTTCGCTGGCGTGCAACGAGACCGAGCAGCTGCAGGTCTCGACTGGTACTGGCACGGCGTTTGCCGATATCCCGCAGTCGCCGCGCGCGCGCATCATCGTGACGGCTTCCGGCTTCGTCCTGGCCTTCGCGCTGAATGCGACGTATGTCGGCGGCGACCGGCCCGACGCCTGGGCCTGCTCTCACATCTACGACCACCTGACCTGGGCGCCGGCCAGCAGCAATCAGGCAGCATTCGGCTACCTGCTCAACACCCCGGGCGACATCCGCGCGGCGCAGCGCCTGGGCAACGATGTGGTCGCGTACAAGGAAAAGTCCATGTACCTTGGGCGCTACGTCGGCCCGCCGGTGATCTGGCAATGGGACCTGATCGCATCGAACGTCGGCGCCATCAGCGCGGAGTCGGTGATCGATACCGGCACGGCGCATCTGTTCATCGGCGCGAGCGACTTCTACCTGTTCGACGGCTCGCGGCCGCGGCCTATCGGCGCGCCGGTGCGCGAGTGGTTCTTCGCGAACTGCGACGCTACGTACCGGTACCGGATCCGCAGCCACTTCGACCAGGCCAAGAACCTGTGCTGGTGGTTCTACCCGACGCCAGGCTCGGGCGGCGCGCTGACCAGTGCGCTGGTCAACAACCTGAATAACGAGCGCTGGGGCCATGTGTCGCTGCCGATCGAGGCCGTGTTCCAGTACCAGGGCGCGGAAACGAACTACGACAACTGGCCAGCTGACCCGGCGATGACGTTTGAAACAATCCCGGACCTGCCATTCGACTCGCCGGCGCTGGACACCAGTAGCTCGGCGATGGGCGTCGTGGGCCTGGATCACAAGATCAAGACGGTGAACGGTGCAGGCGCCGGCGCCACCCTCATAACAGGGGATTTCGGCGATGACGAGCAGTACACGACGCTCAACCGCGTGACTCCGCGCTTTATCACCCGCCCAGCTGCATCGCGCCTGACGCATTACACGCGCGAATTTGACGGCGACCAGCTGGAAAACCGTGGTGCTGGCGACTTGACCGGTAGCCACTACGACACTCTGGCATCGGGGCGCTATCACCGCGTGCGCATCGATCTGCAGGGTGACTTCGAACTGGTCGGCTTTACGCCGGCACTGACCCCGGACGGTATGGAATGAGCAGGCTATCGAACGACGCGCGACTGCCGAACGGGAATGACCTTCAGGGCTGGCGCCAGCGCCTCTATGAGCTGGTGCGCGACATCGTAAACCAGGTCAATGGGCTGTCCGAGGGGCGTATCAGCGCATGCACCAACGCCGCGCCAGCGATGCCAGTGACTGGTGTCTACGCGCCGGGCGACTTCGTACGCAACACCGCTCCGGCCGAAGCGGGCCCCGTCGGCAGCAAGTACGTTGTCGAGGGCTGGCTTTGCACTGCGGCGCCGACCACCTTTGTCCAAAAACGCTTTTTAACCGGAAACTGACATGCTGCGCGTGATCGAACCGCAATACCTGGCCGCCGAGTGGGATCGCGTGCGCGCTGGCCTCGTCGAGGTCAAGAAAGCCACCACCGACGACTGGCTGCCGGAAGACGTGTACATGGCGCTGCGGCAGGCGCACGCGTCGCTGTACATCGGCACCGGCGCCGACGGCGAGTACTTGGGCTTCGTAGTGATGCGCCTGGTGCCCACCTTCCACGGATCGCGGGCTGACGTCTGGTGCGCGCACTCGGCGACCAGCCGGCCGGCGCTGCGCGCGTTCCTGCCCCACATCAAGGCGATCGCCCGAAACAGCGGCGCGAGCCGTATCGGTTTCTCGTCGGCCCGTCCTGAATGGGCGGCAGCGGCGCGGCGCCTGGGCTTCACCCCGAAACAAGTCTCGTATGAACTCAGCTTATAGGAACCCATCATGAGTGGCGGAACCCCATCGAATACCACCAGCCAGACCACCACCGAGCTGCCAGCTTGGGCGCGCGAGGCATCGCAAGAGCTTCTGATCCGGGGGCAGAATCTCTCCCGTCAAGAAATGCCGGTCTACACGGGCCAGCGCTCGGCCGGCCTGAACGGCATCCAGCAACAGGGCATGAACATGGTGCAGAGCCGGGCCAATAACGGATCGGCAGAGATCAACGCCGGCAGCAGCGCGCTGCAGGGCACGCTCGGCGGCCAGTACCTCGGGCGCGACACCGGTACCAATCAGTACATGGGCGCGCAGCCGACCGGGCAAAACGCCTACATGGGCGACAACCCGTACCTGCAGCAGTCGATCGACAAGGCCGCCGGCGACATCACGCGCAACTACACGGGCGCCGTGAACTCGACGGATGCCACCATGGCGCGCGCTGGAGCGTTCGGCGGCTCGGCCTGGCAGCAGGCCCAGGAAGGCAACTCGCGCAACCTAGCGCAGGGCCTGTCCGACTCGGCGACGTCGATGCGCATGCAGAACTATAACCAGAGCGCTGGCTTGGCTGAAAACGCCTTGGGCCGCCAGCAGCAGAACTGGCAGACGAATGCCGGCCTCGCTGACAGCGGGCTCGCGCGCAACCAGGCCGCCTTTGAAGGCGAGCGCGGGCGCCAGATGGGCGGCCTGTCGGCGGCCCTGCAATACGGCAACCAGGCGTACACGGACGCGGCACAGCTCCAGGGCGCCGGCGAGCTCCAGTACGGCGCCGACCAGCAGCAGCTGACGGACCAGATGAGCTACTTCAACGAAAAAGCGCAGTCGCCCTACAAGCAGCTCGACGTGCTCGGCAACTCGATCCGCGGAGCCGTTGGCGGCGGGTCGACCGTCAGCCAGTCGGCGCCGGGCAGCAACCCATGGGCACAAGCCGCCGGCGGCGCAGCAGCGCTGTACGGCATGCTCGGATAACAGGAGAAAACGATGTCAGGTATGGAACCAGCAGCAATCGCAGCTTTGACTGCAGGAACCGGCGCAGCCGCCAGCGGAACAGCAGCCGCAGGCGCAGGGGCTGCTACTGCAGCAGGCGCGGCCGGTGCTGCGGGCGCTGGCGCGGCAGCAGGTGCTGGGGCCGCAGGGCTTGGCGCCGCCGGCGCTGGTGCACTCGGTGCAGCCGGTGCTGGTGCGGCAGGCGTTGGGATGCTAGGCACTGGCGCTGCGGCAGCCGATGCCGCGCTCGCAGGATACGGCGCCAGCCAGGGCGTCGGCGCCGGGATGCTCGCGGCAGAAGGTGCTGCGGCACCGGGCGCAATGGCGTTCGTAACGCCATCGGTTACGTCCGGCGGCATGCTGGGCGGCGGCGCCGGCACGGGAGGCCTGTCTGGCTCGCTGGCAGGCACGACTGCGGAATACGGCACGCCGGCAATGCTCGCCGACTCCAGTGCGGCCGCCGCAGCAGCGCCGCCACCCAGCATGCTCGCCCAAGCCGGTGGCTACGCGAAAGACGGCATGAAGGCTGCTAGCACCTTCAGCGCGGTCAATCGCGCAATGGGTGGGGGCCAGCCGCCAATGCAGGCACCTGCCGGCCGCCCTGTCTTCCAAGGCGAAGCGCCGCAGATTTCCAGCAGCATGGGCGGCATGGGCGGTGGCCAGCAGGCACCGGATCAAAACGCCGTACTCGCGGCAATCGCACGCCGCCGCCAACGCGGCTTTTAAGGGGATGACATGTTCGAACGAATGAAGGGCATGCTCGCGCTGCCGGACGACCCGATGCAGAACGCAGCCGCGCGCCAGGGCCTGCTGACCGCCGGCGCCGCGCTGCTGGGTGGCCGTGGCAACCTGGGCGAAATCCTCGGTGGCGGCCTGCTCGCGGGTTCGCAAGGCTACCACGGCGGGCTGGCGCAGCAACAGCAGCAGCAGTACCGCCAAGCGCAAACGCAGCACATGGAAATGGAGAACAAGCGCATGCAAGCGGCCGCCGACGAGCCGATGCAGCTTCAGCGCATCCTGTCGGGTGTCCAGCCCGCTCCGATGGGCCCGCCGGCCAGCCTGCCGCGTATCGGTGGCACGCCGGCCGCTGGCGCATCGTTCGGCGCCGCGCCAGCGCCGGGATCGATCGCCCCGCAGGCGCCGGCCGAACAGTACGCCACGCTGATGGGCTATGCCGAACGCCTGACACAGGCCGGACGCGTTGAGCAGGCCAAGCCCTATTACGACATGGCCGAAAAGCTGCGTCCGAAGCTGATGAAGCAAGAGGCGCGCATGGTCGACGGCCAGCGCGTCATGGCCAACGTGTTCGAGGACGGCCGCACCGAGCGCGTCGACGGCTTCGCGCCGGATGCCGAGAAACTGAGCTTCCAGAACACCGGCGGCAGCACCGTGGCGCTCGATCCGTTCACTGGCAAGCCGGTCAGCACGATCCGCAACTCGCAATCGCCTGACTCGGTGGCGAGCGTGGCGCAGCAAGAGCGCAGCTCGCGGCGAGCGGATGAGCGTGCACGTGACGCACTCGGTC